ATTGGCGATAAAAACATTTACCTGTATGACCTACGCCGCATGGATGAAATCATGGAGGCTCTTGATAATCGTTCGTCGATGGATTGGTGTGTTGCTGTCCATGATATGAATGCCGGATTTGAAGAAAAGATTTTGTTCCCCTCGTCAGTTGAAAGCACAGCGGGTTAAGGAGTAACACATGACCACTATTACCAAAGAGCGACTGCAATGGCTGGCTAACATTTCTGGCCGTGATGACATTGACGATATAGACGGCGGTGAGATTCGTGAACTGGCACGGATTGCGCTGGCATCACTGGAACGCGAACAGATTCGCCACGAGCATGCCAAATGGTCTGACTCCACATTTGGCTGCGTTGGCCCCATTGGTCCGCTGAAACATCTCTCAAAAGAGGCACTGGAAGCCGCAGCCGAACAAGATGATCTTAGCGAGTGGGCTGATATGCAGTTTCTGTTGTGGGATGCACAGCGCCGTGCTGGCATCAGCGATGCTGAAATTACCGCTGCTATGGAAGATAAATTGAAGATCAACATGGAGCGCCAGTGGCCTGAGCCAAAGGATGGTGAGCCTCGCTTGCACATTAAAGAACCCGGCAACTCTCCGGTAACTCCGGATAGTTGGATAAGCTGTAGTGATCGAATGCCTGAAAAGGGCCAGAACGTGCTTATTTCGGTGAATTTCGATAGCTCTCTGGTTAAACCGCTAATATGCTCCGCACGCTATACCGGAAGCACATTCCGGCGAGGAGATGCAACGATTAAGCCAGGTAATGGTATTGAACAGGCCACTCACTGGATGCTGCTACCAGAACCGCCGCAGGAGGTGAATCAATGATATGGCCTGAAGCATTCATCGCTGTAGGAGTTGCAATGGTGGTATGTGGTGACATGCAGGTTTAAAAGACTGACCAGCCACATCAGGGCTGGTAGCAGATAATGTGGATTAGTGGTCTGAGTGATTTATTTTGTTGAGCATGATAACAATGAATGACAGATTTTTTGCTTGGTTGACTAATGTTACTTGCAAGGTAAACTTAACTTAGTCTGTCAAAGTAAAACAAATACTCATATGGGGAATTGTATGCCTAAAAACTATGCGTTTAAAAAGGTATTGGAGCCTGTTTATGAGCAAATTGTATCGGCAGAGACTCTGTTATCTTTTGGTAGCGAGCGGATGGAGAACGTAGAGCGTATTGAGTTTCGGGCACCAAAGATTGGTGATAATAACTTTGGTAAATTTAAAATTCGTTACAAAACGCCGATGTTATGTGAGGAAGGGCGATGACTGGGTCGGCAGTATCCCAATGTAGAAATGGCGACGAGGCAAAAGAGAAAAAGCCGAACCCCATGATCGCTATAGAAAGGTTCGTAGAAGTTCAAACAAAAGAGATCGAGCTTAAAGAGAAGGAGCTTGATTTTAAGACTCAAGAACTTGAAATAAGAAAGCAAGAAATTGATAGTAATAGGGAAATAGCGCTTAAGTCCATAGAAGCGCAGAAAGACGATCGGGCAACACAGGCTACCATTTTTAGTGGTGTTGAAGTTAAAAAGGTATATTTCAAATACCTTGTGACAATTTGTGTTGCGTTGGTTGTGATAGTGTCGATGTTCACAGGCAATGCCCAGTACGCAATTGAGCTTGCAAAGATCGGTGGTGGTGTCCTTGCCGGATATCTTGCTGGTATGTATAAGGGAAAATCAGATCAGATGGAAAAGAACTCATCACAAAAGGCAGATGATTGAGCAGGTAACTACGGTTTACTTCTGGTGTGTTTTTAATATACCCGCTTTGGCGGGTTTTGTTTTTTCATGACATTCTGGTTTACAATTCGCACGCCAGCCTGAACAACTGGCACCTGCTGCGTCAGCAGAGAAAACTGATGGCGCACGATACCAGATTTTACAATTCGGATAACTCTGCTGACCCTGCCAGCAGGCACGGGCGGCGTTCTCATGCATTCAAATCTGACTGGTTCCAGCATGATCCATGTACTGAAGAACAGGCAGAGTGGCTAATTCAGAACTACCGCAGACGCGGTTACGAGTTTCAGAAAGAACTCAGCCTTGACTGCCTGCACTGGATAATCTCCGTCAGGCTTCCTTACTCTGAACGGCCACCGCGTCCGTCCCGCACATTCCAGCAACGCATCTGGAGGTAACGTGCGGGTATTACTTCGACCTGTTCTTGTACCGGAACTCGGGCTGGTGATCGTTAAGCCGGGCCGTGAATCCATGCCGGTATTCCACAATACCCGGGTGCTGGTGGAGCCGGAACCGAAAAGCATGCGCAGTCTGCCGTCCGGAGTTGTTCCCGCCGTTCGCCAGCCGCTGGCGGAGGATAAATCATTACTGCCGTTTTTCAGCAATGAGCGTGTGATTCGTGCTGCTGGTGGTACTGGTGCATTGTCTGACTGGCTGTTGCGCAATGTTAAATCCTGCCAGTGGCCTCATGGTGATTACCATCACAGTGAAACCGTCATACACCGTTACGGTACCGGCGCGATGGTGTTGTGCTGGCACTGCGACAACCAGCTTCGTGACCAGACATCAGAATCGCTGGAGCTGCTTGCTCAACAAAATCTGACAGCCTGGATGATTGATGTCATCCGCCATGCAATAAGCGGTGCGCAGGAGCGCGAATTATCTCTGGCTGAATTATCCTGGTGGGCGGTATGCAATCAGGTGGCGGAGGCGCTACCGGAGGCAGTATTACATCGTTCACTGGGATTGCCCGTAGAAAAAATCCGCTCTGTGTACCGGGAGAGCGACATTGTACCGGGAGAGCAGACAGCCACCAGCATACTGAAACAGCGCACAAAAAATATAGTGCCGCCGTCTTGCTCTCACCAGCAACATAACCCGCCACAGGAAAAGACGGTGGTAAGCATCACTGTTGATCCGGAGTCTCCGGCTCAGTATCTCCAGCGCAAGAAACCACAACGGGAAGAGATGCCTGTATATACGCGCTGGGTAAAAACACAGAAGTGCATGACGTGCGGCAATCAGGCAGATGATCCGCATCACATCATTGGACATGGTCTGGGAGGAATGGGAACAAAGGCTGATGATTTGTTCGTTATTCCGCTGTGTCGTAAATGCCATAACGAACTGCATGCCGGGGTAAAAGAATTTGAAGCGAAACACGGTAGCCAGTTGGTGTTACTGATTCGTTTTTTAATACACGTGAGAAATTCGGGCGTCCTGAAGTGGAAAGCATAAATGACTGAACGTACAGAATTTGTTTTGCCTTACCCACCAACGGTGAACACCTACTGGCGACGCCATGGTGGCACATATTTTATCTAGGAGGCAGGAAAGCGTTATCGTCGGGATGTGGCGCTTATTGTTCGCCAGCAGCGGTTGAAATTAAACCTGTCCGGAAGGCTGGCGATAAAGATTATTGCAGAGCCACCGGATAAGCGCCGTCGTGACCTGGACAATATTCTGAAAGCACCACTGGATGCACTGACACATGCGGGGCTGCTCATAGACGACGAGCAGTTCGATGAAATTAATATTGTGTGCGGTCAGCTCGTTCCTGGTGGTCGGCTGGGCGTGAAGATTTGCGAAATCAGAGGTGATAGTAATGGGGCGTGATATGTATGAGGTTTTAGACCGCTGGGGGGCATGGGCTGCAGCAGAAAATAGTGGTGTCGACTGGCAGTCGATAGCGGCAGGCTTCAAGGGGCTTTTGCCACATGGTAAAAAGTCACGCCTCAAGTGTGATGATGATGAAGGCATCATGATTGATGGCTGTGTCGCCCGCCTGCGGAAGTATAAACCAGAAGAATATGAGCTGATCATTGCTCATTTTGTTATCGGTATATCATTACGTAGTATAGCTAAGAAACGAAAATGTTCTGATGGGACCATCAGAAAAGAATTACAGACAGCAATGGGGTTTATCGACGGCGTACTACATATGCTGTGACATGTAAAACTAAAATCTGTTCGGGAAGAAGTAAACTAATGGTTTAGTTTACTTCTTATTAAGTTCTCTTTTTTCCTTAAATAGCTCTTTTATTTTAAGTGGAATGAATGTTGACTGGATGAATGAGAAGCATGTTAGAAATGCAATTGAATGGCCAATTATAGATTTTAAGCTCGTTAATATCGCTGAGTTATTGGTTTTATCTTTTGTTATTAAATAGAATATAAAAATCAAAGCCAATGTGAGTATGTAAAGTAAAAAAAGAGCATAGTATTTGTTAAAGCGCATCAAGAATCTTTTTTCTTGATTTGCTGCGTCCAGTGCGCTCATGTTACTAAGCAACGTTGAGTTTTCACCTGACATAGTTATTACTAAAAGCAAAAATCCAGATAATATTGAGAATACATTAGCTACAAGATTTAATGCATCAGTATTATTAGTTAGGCTTCCAGTTAAAAAAATCGAGAAACCTAACGAGGCTATGATGTTTAGTGCTGATACGATCAGCCCTGTTGTGTTAATATTTTTTAGCATCTTAGCCTCCTTTGTTTTCTATCATTATAGCTCTTTTGCTACAAAATCCTCTAGGATTTCTTTAGCATATTTCGCATTTATAGACTTAGAACCATATGGTACGGTAAAGTAAACCTTAGTTACTTTCAAATCGTCACTATAAAACTTGTCGCCTTTTTTCGTCTCAATATAAAAATCTCTGTCCAAATCATCAACCCATGTAGCAGGATTATTCTCAATAGACTGAGCTAATTCAGCATTACCTTTAGCATCTATTGTTAAGTGCCCAGAGATGCCCTTGGACCTAATTGTTGGTTCTTTTTTGAATATTGACTCTAACACACTAGGTGCTTGAACGAAATCAGATTCATCAACGTCAATGTTGAGATGCAGAGCTTTTAATTTGTCCTCTTTAATTTTCTGAATAACATTGTTTTTTAGAATGGCTGTTGGCGTTATAGATATACCAAATTGATTAAATATTTTAGAAATCTTAACTTCGCACCAATTAGTTGAGATTTGCATAAGTGATGCTATCTGGTTGCCTTTTATCATTAAGAACGCATGAAGATCATCAAGGTTCTCTACATCCAGTAAATCGCTTGCAGCTTTTTTTAAAGGAGTTATAGAAACTTGTGCTTTAGGGTTGTAAATGGCTACATGAAGATAGTGGCAATTGGCGTTTGTTTCAAATGCCTTCAGCATAAGGTGCTTATCTGCACTGATTTTGATGACAGAGCCTATCTGAAAGGTTGTAGAGTTTGCTATTTGATCAAAAAGAATATCAGTAGATGCTGTGTTAACTTTAAAGCCTCTGACAAGACACTTCTTTGTCAGTCCATCTTGTTTAGTGTAAGAGAAATTCATAAACGGCCTTAGGTTAGGTTCAGGACGATAGAATTGTAATAAAATGCTAACGCGTACGCAAAAACTATCGTAATATGTTAAGAGTGGTTACTTCGCCACACAGCTTAAACCCGCCATCGAGCGGGTTTTTTGTACCTGTAAACTTGGTGCAGTACGGTAAACACGCTGGTGGTCGTGAATACTGACTTTTTATCTTGCTGGCTTTTTAGACAAGAGTTATTGGTATGTCATGTTAACCCGAAGGAAAAAAGACATGCTAAAACAGCAGGATATGACAGAAACGGCGAAAGTTGTTTTTAATGAATTAAGCGTCGAACCGGCAACGGTTGGGGAGATTGCACAAAACACATACCTTTCACGCGAACGCTGTCAGTTAATACTGACTCAGTTGGTGATGGCGGGGTTGGCAGATTACCAGTTCGGCTGTTACAGACGTCTTCAGCAATGAAGGACTTTTAATTTGTGAAAATGGGCGGCTGGAGGGTGTTGGTAGCACCTGCCAGCCATTCGCTCATGCTTACTGGTCACAAGCGAACCACGGCCCATTGCTTTAGCGCAAAAGCAGAGTGAGCCTACCAGAGTTACGCTTACTGATCCATGAAAAATACTGTAAAAATAAACAGTGTTGATTTAATCAACGCTGATTGCCTGCATTTTATTCAGTCCCTGCCTGATGATTCCATTGACCTGATTGTTACCGATCCGCCGTACTTCAAAGTGAAACCCAACGACTGGGACAATCAGTGGAAAGGGGATGAAGATTACCTTAAGTGGCTGGACCACTGTCTGGCCCAGTTCTGGCGGGTGTTGAAACCTGCCGGAAGCCTTTACCTGTTCTGTGGACATCGCCTGGCATCTGATATTGAGATCATGATGCGTGAACGTTTCAACGTGCTTAACCATATCATCTGGGCGAAGCCGTCCGGACGTTGGAATGGGTGTAATAAAGAAAGTCTGCGCGCATATTTTCCTGCCACAGAGCGTGTTCTGTTTGCTGAACATTACCAGGGGCCATATTGCGGCAAAAGTGACGGCTATGCGGCAAAAGAAAGGCAACTCAAACAGCACATAATGGCACCGCTGATTTCGTATTTCAGGGATGCTCGTGCCGAACTGGGTATAACGGCAAAACAGATTGCCGAAGCCACTGGTAAGAAAAATATGGTTTCCCACTGGTTTGGTGCCAGTCAGTGGCAGTTGCCGAATGAGGCTGACTACCGGAAGTTACAGGCATTGTTTTCCCGTATAGCGGCAGAGAAGTTTCAGGAACAACAACTGGAACAACCACACCACCAACTGGTGGCATCTTATGATTCACTGAATCGCAAATATTCTGAATTGCTGGATGAGTTTAAATCTCTCCGGCGCTATTTCTCCGTATCAGTCTCCGTGCCTTATACCGATGTCTGGACGCATAAGCCCGTTCAGTTCTACCCGGGCAAACATCCGTGTGAGAAACCGGCGGATATGCTCAGGCAAATAATCAATGCCAGTAGTCGACCTGGCGATCTGGTTGCTGATTTCTTTATGGGATCCGGTTCCACAATAAAAGCAGCAATGGCGCTGGGGCGTCGGGCGTTAGGTGTTGAGCTTGAGACAGAACGGTTCAATAAGACCATTCAGGAAATCAGTATGTTATCAGCAAATACAATTTTGTGAATTAACTCAATTATTAGTGGGACATCTGTTACGTATAATCTGTAACAACACGGTGCATCCTGCAATGTAGCAGGGCTGATGTGGTGGTTTGTGCATAAGTTGCAAAGGATTTGCTTCGTTAATTCATCGTTGACGCAAGCGAGCCACGGTTGACCACGCCAAAGGCTCATCGGTAAAAATCCGACACCGTGTCGCCATAATCACTCACTTGTTGTTTTACCCATGTTTTTTGGATTACCTGTTATTGCTGTCAGACGATTGCCATCGTCTGGCAGTTTTTTTGCGTCATTCCCCCAATTTTCTGAATATAACGCCACCGGATGATTCGGAGGTGAGGTTGTGAGTCCAATGGACAAAATTTCAACGGGTATTGCCTATGGTACTTCTGCAGGCAGTGCCGGCTACTGGTTTTTACAGTGGCTTGATCAGGTCAGCCCGTCACAGTGGGCGGCAATTGGTGTACTGGGAAGTCTGGCACTGGGCTTTCTGACTTATCTGACGAATCTGTACTTCAAGATAAAAGAGGACCGTCGCAAGGCGGCGCGGGGAGAGTAATTCAATGATTAAAAGCTATGAGTTGATTGTGAAAGGGACCCGCAATTTTGAGAATAAAGTCTCGGTAATTGTAGCCTTACAGGATAAAGAACGTTTTGCCGGTGAAATTGTTGATCTGAATATCAGCATGGAGCGTGTTGAAGGGGCAACGCTGGAGTTTTACGAGACAGAGGCAATCAAACAGGCAAAGATATTGTTCCGGGATATTGCTGCCGGGTTATGTGAAGGGAACGAACCGTTGCCGGGAAAGCGCCCCATAATTTTAGAGGCGCAGAATGTGTGGATAACCTACAGAGGAAAACTACCGGGAAGAATTACTGGTTCTCTGAAGACGCCACCGACGGCATTGCGGTCAGAAAAAGATGATATTGAATCGCTCATTGAAAAACTGGAGGGCAGCGTCGCTGATCTGAATAAAAAATTGTCGGTGCTGATTCCTTCTGAAGATGAAAAAAAACACCGCGATGAGCAGTTTGCGGCGTTTTACGATTATTGCATTGAAGTTACTCGCAGGAATTTTGTGAAGATTTTTGAGGAGGGTAAATCTCTTCAGTAAGCTTAATGGCGGACGCTGCAATTAATTCAGGAAGGTCCACAAGGTCATCTGTCAGTGAATATGATGAAAAATCGGCGGCAGTTCTGTTAAGAAGCGCTTTAACTAATTCCTTTTCCTTCTCTGGCAACAAGTTGATTAGAGCTACGACTGCTTGCCTGAGTGCGATTAAATCAGCAAAAGTTTGTTTTGGTAGATTTGTGTAATCCATAGTCACCTCTGTGTATATCAGATTGACATCCTCCTCCCGCCTGTGCCCATCACTGGCGAGGTAAGATTTAACATATCCGGGGATTTGAAGCCGATAAATCCTGATAAATACCCATGAACGTAAAAATCAGATACAGCCTGTCGGCTGCTGTTCTGGCACTGATTGCCGCCAGTGCTCCTGCCCCTGACATTTTCGATCAGTTTCTGGATGAAAAAGAGGGGAATCACACCACTGCATACCGCGATGGCTCCGGCATATGGACCATCTGTCGTGGTGCCACAATGGTGGATGGTAAGCCCGTCATACCGGGAATGAAGCTGTCGAAGGAAAAATGCGACCAGGTTAACGCTATTGAACGTAATAAGGCGCTGACATGGGTGGAACGTAATATTAAAGTACCACTGACCGAACCCCAGAAAGCGGGTATCGCGTCATTTTGCCCCTATAACATTGGCCCCGGTAAGTGTTTCCCGTCGACGTTTTATAAGCGGCTTAATGCAGGTGATCGTAAAGGTGCCTGCGAGGCGATTCGCTGGTGGATTAAGGACAGGGGGCGCGATTGCCGCATTCGTTCAAATAACTGTTATGGTCAGGTTATTCGTCGTGACCAGGAAAGCGCATTAGCCTGTTGGGGGATAGAGCAGTGAGAAGAGTAACCGCGATTATTTATGCTCTGGTTATCTGCATCATCGTCTGCCTGTCATGGGCTGTTAATCATTACCGTGATAACGCCATCGCCTACAAAGCCCAGCGCGATAAAAATGCCAGAGAACTGAAGCTGGCGAACTCGACAATTACTGATATGCAGGTGCGCCAGCGTGATGTTGCTGTGCTCGATGCAAAATACACGAAGGAGTTAGCTGATGCGAAAGCTGAAAATGATGCTCTGCGTGATGATGTTGCCGCTGGTCGTCGTCGGTTGCGCATCAAAGCAGTCTGTCAGTCAGTGCGTGAAGCCACCACCGCCTCCGGCGTGGATAATGCAGTCTCCCCCAGACTGGCAGACGTCGCTGAACGGGATTATTTTACCCTCAGAGAACGAGTGATGGTGATGCAGAAACAACTGGAAGGAGCGCAGGAATATATCCGTACTCAATGTCTGAAATAAGTTCCCGGATACGCTGTATCGACGCTGTGTTTCCGTATTAACAGAAATAGTTGACTGATGTAGTTGACTTCATGTTCGTTGGTACGGAAATAATCGAAACGATGCACATCGGATTTTACAGTGTACAAGGTGTGAGGACTTATTTCCCGTTATTGTCCATTAGTACGATGGTAAAAGTAACCTGACCGGGTATTTAGTTCTTCAGTATTCCGTTGTGCTGTCTTTATTCTCTTCTCTGTTGACAGTCTTCGGCGACAGGCTTCAATGACCCATGCAGAAAAATTTCCTGATCCTTTTTCTTCAAGAGCAATATGTATCTGCTCGATCATTCGGTTTGGAAAGCGGATGTTACGGGTAGTTGTTCTGCTGGTTTTATTTTTTGATGACATGATGTTGTCCCGTGTTCAGTGTTGCTGATTTGTATTGTCTGAAGTTGTTTTTACGTTAAGTTGATGCGGATCAATTAATGCGACACCTGCGCCAAAATTGATTATTTGCCGTGGTTTCATGGTGTACATAGAAGTTGTGATGGTCTTTATGAACATGATAATTATTATCATTTGAATGGGTCCTTTCCGGTGATCCGGCAGGCTACGGGGCGGCGACCTCGCGCGTTTTCACTATTTATGAAAATTTTTCGGGAAAAAGCATGTCGGTACTTCTCGAACATAACTATTTGTTTTTTCTAATATCGAATCCGTAAAAGGTCCGACATGAAAACGCCTGTAAAAGTCATTTTCGGGCACTTTCATGTCGGACCCTGTATTTATTGTGAGACTGTTTCATGAAGGTTAATAAAAAGAAACTTGCCGAAATTTTCAACGTGGATCCACGGACGATTGAACGCTGGCAGTCTCAGGGGCTTACTTGTGTCTCCGGAGGTGGTAAGGGCGTTGAATCTGTATTTGATACCGCCATGGCAATTCAGTGGTATGCGCAGAGGGAAGCTGATATCGAAAATGAAAAGCTCCGGAAAGAGCTGGAAGATTTGCGGGCGGCTGCAGAATCAGACTTACAACCGGGCACCATTGACTATGAGCGCTACCGGCTCACAAAAGCGCAGGCAGATGCGCAGGAACTGAAAAATGCCCGTGAAGAAGGAATGGTTCTGGAAACTGAATTGTTTACCTTCATTCTGCAACGTGTGGCACAGGAAATTTCGGGGATACTTGTGCGTGTGCCATTGACGTTACAGCGTAAATATCCAGACATTTCACCATCACATCTTGATGTGCTGAAAACTGAAATCGCGAAAGCCTCCAATGTTGCAGCTAAAGCCGGTAAAAACGTGGGCGGGTGGATCGATGATTTCAGACGCACAGAAGGCAGCTAATGCAGCCGGTGCGATAGCTACAGGGCTTTTATCTCTCAATATTCCGGTTCCACTGACAACAGTTCAGTGGGCTGATCAACATTATTATCTGCCGAAAGAATCTTCATATACTCCCGGGAAATGGGAAACACTGCCGTTTCAGGTTGCCATTATGAACAGCATGGGAAATGACCGGATCCGCACCATTAATCTGATTAAATCGGCGCGCGTCGGTTATACCAAAATGCTGTTAGGGGTGGAGGCCTATTTTATTGAGCATAAATCCCGTAACAGTCTGCTTTTTCAGCCAACAGATTCTGCCGCCGAGGATTTCATGAAATCTCATGTCGAGCCAACAATAAGGGATGTTCCTGCATTGTTGGATCTGGCTCCATGGTTCGGAAGAAAACATCGCGATAATACGCTAACCCTGAAGCGTTTTTCCTCCGGCGTGGGGCTCTGGTGTCTGGGTGGCGCGGCAGCAAAAAATTACCGTGAAAAATCTGTGGATGTGGTCTGTTATGACGAACTCTCCTCGTTTGAACCGGATGTGGAAAAAGAAGGTTCGCCAACACTGCTTGGCGATAAACGTATTGAAGGTTCGGTATGGCCTAAATCCATACGCGGCTCGACGCCCAAAACCAAAGGCACCTGCCAGATCGAAAAAGCCGCTAACGAGTCGGCGCATTTCATGCGGTTTTATGTTCCTTGTCCTCATTGTGGGGAGATCCAGTATCTGAAGTTTGGTGATGAATCCACGCCGTTTGGCCTGAAATGGGAGAAGGGTAAACCGGAAACGGTGTATTACCTGTGTGAACATAATGGCTGTGTGATCCGTCAGTCGGAACTTGACCAGACTGACGGGCGCTGGATTTGTGACAATACAGGAATGTGGACACGTGACGGCCTGACATTTTACAGCGCGGGTGATGAGGAGATGCCGCCACCGCGATCCATCACTTTCCACATCTGGACGGCCTATAGCCCGTTTACCACCTGGGTACAGATAGTCTATGACTGGCTGGATGCGCTGAAAGATCCCAACGGCCTGAAAACCTTTGTGAACACCACGCTGGGCGAGACCTGGGAAGAGGCCGTGGGCGAAAAACTCGATCACCAGGTTCTGATGGATAAGGTCGTGCATTACACGGCGGCGGTACCTGACAGGGTGGTTTATCTGACGGCGGGCATTGACTCGCAGCGAAACCGTTTTGAGATGTATGTCTGGGGATGGGCTACGGGAGAGGAAGCCTTTCTGGTGGATAAAATCATCATTATGGGGCGTCCCGATGAGGAAGAGACGCTGTTACGTGTGGATGCGGCGATCAACAAAAAATACCGCCATGCAGACGGAACCGAAATGACTATTTCCCGTGTCTGCTGGGACATCGGGGGGATCGATGGCGAAATCGTTTATCAGAGGTCAAAAAAACACGGTGTTTTCCGGGTGCTGCCGGTAAAAGGCGCATCTGTCTATGGCAAGCCGGTGATCACCATGCCGAAAACCCGCAATCAGCGGGGCGTGTATCTGTGTGAAGTGGGGACGGACACCGCAAAAGAAATTCTCTATGCCCGTATGAAAGCCGATCCCACGCCTGCGGATGAAGCCACGTCGTATGCCATCCGTTTTCCTGATGATCCGGAGATTTTTTCGCAGACAGAGGCGCAGCAACTGGTTGCGGAAGAGCTTGTGGAGAAGTGGGAAAAAGGAAAGATGCGTCTGCTGTGGGATAACAAAAAGCGGCGTAACGAAGCGCTGGACTGCCTGGTGTATGCCTACGCGGCATTACGTGTGTCCGTACAGCGCTGGCAGCTTGATCTGGCTGTACTGGCAAAATCCCGGGAAGAAGAGACGACCCGGCCAACCCTTAAAGAACTGGCAGCGAAGCTGTCCGGAGGAGTGAATGGTTACAGTCGCTGAACTGCAGGCGCTGCGTCAGGCGCGTCTTGATTTATTAACCGGTAAACGGGTGGTGTCGGTCCAGAAAGATGGTCGCAGAATTGAATATACGGCAGCCTCTCTGGATGAGCTTAATCGTGCTATCAATGATGCGGAGTCGGTACTGGGGACAACCCGCCGCTGTCGCCCGCTGGGAGTGAGGTTATGAAACGAACGCCTGTCCTGATTGATGTGAACGGCGTTCCGCTTCGTGAGAGTCTCAGCTACAACGGGGGCGGCTCAGGATTTGGCGGGCAAATGGCCGAGTGGTTGCCACCGGCGCAGGGTGTTGATGCTGCCCTGCTGCCTGCGTTGCGTCTGGGGAATGCCCGGGCAGATGATCTGGTGCGCAATAACGGAATAGCGGCTAATGCGGTGGCCCTGCATAAGGATCACATTGTCGGGCATATGTTTCTGATCAGCTACCGTCCGAACTGGCGCTGGCTGGGGATGCGGGAGACTGCAGCAAAAAGCTTTGTCGATGAGGTGGAGGCGGCCTGGTCGGAATACGCGGAAGGAATGTTTGGCGAGATCGACGTGGAAGGAAAACGCACCTTCACGGAATTTATCCGTGAAGGTGTGGGCGTTCATGCGTTTAACGGCGAAATCTTTGTGCAGCCGGTCTGGGATACGGAAACCACGCAGTTATTCCGTACGCGTTTTAAAGCCGTGAGTCCGAAACGGGTGGACACGCCAGGACACGGTATGGGGAACCGTTTTCTGCGGGCCGGTGTGGAGGTCGATCGATATGGCCGTGCCGTTGCGTACCACATCTGTGAGGATGATTTTCCGTTCTCTGGTAGTGGAGGATGGGAACGGATCCCGCGTGAACTTCCAACCGGGCGTCCGGCCATGCTGCATATTTTCGAGCCGGTGGAGGACGGGCAGACCCGTGGGGCTAATCAGTTTTACAGCGTCATGGAGCGGCTGAAGATGCTCGATTCCCTGCAGGTAACACAGCTTCAGTCGGCCATTGTGAAGGCCATGTATGCAGCCACAATCGAAAGTGAACTTGATACCGAAAAGGCCTTTGAATATATCGCGGGTGCACCGCAGAGTCAGAAGGATAATCCGCTTATTAATATTCTGGAGAAGTTCTCCAACTGGTATGACACGAATCACGTGACGCTGGGCGGTGTCAAAATTCCGCACCTTTTCCCCGGGGATGATCTGAAACTGCAGACCGCGCAGGATTCAGATAATGGATTTTCTGCGCTTGAACAGGCGCTGCTGCGGTATATCGCCGCCGGTCTTGGCGTTTCCTACGAACAGTTGTCCCGTGATTACTCGAAGGTCAGTTACTCAAGTGCCCGTGCCTCAGCCAATGAGTCGTGGCGTTATTTTATGGGGCGACGAAAATTTATTGCGGCCCGGCTGGCCACGCAGATGTTTTCCTGCTGGCTGGAAGAGGCGCTTCTTCGGGGGATTATTCGTCCGCCACGGGCGCGTTTTGATTTTTATCAGGCGCGTTCAGCCTGGTCACGGGCAGAGTGGATTGGCTCCGGAAGAATGGCCATTGACGGGCTCAAGGAGGTTCAGGAGTCGGTGATGCGCATTGAGGCCGGACTGAGCACGTATGAGAAAGAACTGGCACTGATGGGCGAGGATTATCAGGACATTTTCCGCCAGCAGGTCAGGGAATCCGCAGAGCGGGAAAAAGCCGGGCTCTCACGCCCGGTGTGGATAGCGCAGGCGTATCAGCAGCAGATAGCGGAGAGTCGCAGGCCGGAAGAGGAGACAACACCACGTGAGACGTAATCTTTCACACATTATTGCCGCAGCATTCAATGAACCGCTGCTTCTGGAGCCCGCCTATGCGCGGGTTTTCTTTTGCGCGCTGGGGCGTGAGATGGGGGCAGCAAGTCTTTCGGTACCACAACAACAGGTACAGCTTGATGCTCCCGGAATGCTGGCTGAAACGGACGAGTATATGGCCGGAGGTAAACGACCGGCCCGTGTTTACCGGGTGGTGAACGGTATTGCTGTACTGCCGGTGACAGGCACGCTGGTGCACCGGCTGGGTGGTATGCGGCCATTTTCCGGAATGACAGGCTATGACGGTATTGTCGCCTGTCTTCAGCAGGCAATGGCGGATAGCCAGGTGCGGGGCGTACTGCTGGACATTGACAGTCCGGGCGGGCAGGCCGCCGGCGCGTTTGACTGCGCTGACATGATTTACCGCCTCTGTCAGCAGAAGCCGGTCTGGGCACTGTGCAATGACACGGCCTGTTCTGCAGCCATGCTGCTGGCGTCGGCCTGCTCCCGACGGCTGGTTACCCAGACATCCCGTATCGGCTCCATTGGTGTGATGATGAGCCATGTCAGCTATGCCGGTCATCTGGCGCAGGCCGGTGTGGATATCACGCTGATTTACTCAGGGGCGCACAAGGTGGATGGCAATCAATTTGAAGCGTTGCCGGCAGAGGTTCGCCAGGACATGCAGCAGCGGATTGATGCGGCGCGCCGGATGTTTGCCGAAAAAGTGGCGATGTATACCGGTTTATCTGTGGATACGGTTATGGGGACAGAGGCCGCTGTTTTTGAAGGTCAGTCCGGCATTGAGGCCGGGCTGGCGGATGAATTAATCAATGCGTCGGATGCCATCAGTGTGATGGCCACGGCGCTGAACAGTAATGTCAGAGGAGGCACTATGCCGCAATTAACTGCAACGGAAGCCGCCGCGCAGGAGAACCAGCGAGTGATGGGGATCCTGACATGCCAGGAAGCGAAAGGACGTGAACAGCTTGCCACGATGCTGGCAGGACAACAGGGTATGAGCGTTGAACAGGCCCGGGCGATTCTGGCCGCGGCGGCACCGCAGCAGCCGGTGGCATCCACGCAGAGTGAAGCCGATCGCATTATGGCGTGTGAAGAAGCGAACGGTCGTGAACAACTGGCGGCAACGCTGGCGGCGATGCCGGAGATGACGGTGGAAAAAGCCCGCCAGATCCTGGCTGCTTCACCGCAGGCGGATGCCGGACCATCACTCCGTGATCAGATCATGGCACTGGATGAGGCAAAAGGGGCTGAGGCGCAGGCTGAAAAACTGGCGGCCTGCCCGGGGATGACCGTGGAGAATGCCCGGGCTGTACTGGCTGCTGCATCAGGTAAAGCTGAACCAGTCTCTGCCTCCACGACATCCATGTTTGAACATTTCATGGCGAACCATTCACCGGCAGCGGTGCAGGGCGGCATGTCACAGACGTCAGCAGACGGTGATGCGGACGTAAAAATGCTCATGGCCATGCCATAAAGCCACTGCTGATCATCAATATGAGGTTTTAATAATATGGTAACGAAAACCATCACTGAACAGCGTGCGGAAGTACGTATTTTTGCCGGTAATGATCCGGCTCATACCGCCACAGGCAGCAGCGGGATTTCCTCGGTAACACCGGCACTGACACCCCTGATGCTGGATGAGGCCACCGGGAAACTGGTGGTCTGGGACGGACAGAAAGCCGGTGGTGCGGTTGGCATACTGGTACTGCCGCTTGAAGGCACAGAGACGGCGCTGACGTATTACAAGTCGGGGACCTTTGCGACGGAGGCAATCCGCTGGCCTGAAAGTGTGGATGAACACAAAAAGGCCAACGCCTTTGCCGGCAGTGCCCTGAGTCACGCGGCGCTGCCGTAACACGTTATCAGGCCACCGCGGTGGCCTGACTGATTTCTGAATGAAAGGAACTGATTTATGGGATTGTTTACGACCCGCCAGTTACTCGGTTATACCGAACAAAAAGTGAAATTTCGTGCGCTGTTTCTGGAGCTGTTTTTCCGACGTACGGTGAATTTCCATACAGAAGAGGTGATGCTGGACAAAATTACCGGAAAAACGCCGGTGGCGGCCTATGTCTCCCCGGTTGTTGAAGGAAAAGTGCTGCGTCATCGTGGTGGTGAAACCCGCGTGTTGCGTCCTGGCTACGTCAAGCCGAAACACGAATTTAATTACCAGCAGGCGGTTGAACGTCTTCCTGGTGAAGATCCGGCTCAACTGAACGACCCGGCCTACCGTCGTCTGCGTATTATCACTGATAACCTCAAACAGGAAGAGCATGCCATTGTCCAGGTGGAAGAAATGCAGGCGGTAAATGCTGTGCTGTATGGCAAATACACCATGGAAGGAGACCAGTTCGAGAAAATTGAGGTCGATTTTGGCAGATCGACGAAGAATAACATCATACAGGGTAGCGGTAAGGAGTGGTCAAAACAGGACCGTGACACGTTCGACCCGACATATGATATCGACCTTTTCTGTGATCAGGCCAGCGGTCTTGTGAATATTGCCATCATGGACGGTACCGTCTGGCGTCTGCTGAATGGCTTTAAGCTGTTCCGCGAAAAACTGGATACCCGTCGCGGCTCAAATTCACAACTCGAAACGGCAGTGAAAGACCTGGGGTCGGTGGTGTCTTTCAAGGGGTATTACGGCGATCTGGCCATTGTGGTGGCGAAAACGTCTTATGTGGCAGAGGACGGTACCGAAAAACGTTATCTGCCGGAGGGCACGCTGGTCCTGGGAAATACGGCGGCAGAAGGTATTCGTTGCTATGGTGCCATTCAGGATGCACAGGCGTTGTCCGAAGGTGTGGTGGCCTCTTCCCGTTATCCGAAACACTGGATGACCGTGGGCGATCCGGCCCGTGAATTCACCATGACGCAGTCCGCACCGCTGATGGTGTTGCCGGACCCGGATGAGTTTGTGGTGGTGCAGGTGAAATAATCCGTGAGCGGGGGCGAAATGCCCCCGTGTCTTTTTTCACAGGGGGCTGGATATGGCAACAAAAGAAGAAAATCAGAAACGTCTTCGTGAACTGGCTGGCCTGCTGGGGCGCGAGGCGGATATGTCGGGGAGTGCAGCGGATATCGCACAGCGTGTGGCAGAGTGGGAAGAGGAGGTTTGTGCATCGGAAAATGAAATCGCAGATGTTGATGATACCGTTTATGAGCAGGCATACAGGAACACCGGTGAGGATGCTTTCGGTATTCTGGAACGTATCAGGCTTCTGAAGTGTTTTTACCTGTGCGGTGTTGACGATGAAACAGGTGAGCCTGTTGAGTATGTTGATGCTGGCAGAGTAATTCTGATGCCCACCTCAGTGGCAAAAGACATGGTCAAGAGTGGAATGGCCGTTTATGCGTGATTTTCAGAATGCCTTCGATGCTGCCCTCGCCGGGGTGGACAGCACGATTGTTGAAGTGATGGGACTCTGTGCGCAGTTCACCTCGGGGGAACAGCGTGGCGGCGAAGTTCAGGGGGTTTTTGACGATCCGGAGTCGCTGGGATTTGCCGGTGGCGGGGTCCGTATTGAAGGAAGCAGCCCGTCATTATTTGTGCTGACGGATACGGTTCGTGCTGTGCGGCGTGGTGACACGCTGACCATTAATGGTGAGACGTTCTGGGTGGATCGTGTTTCTCCGGATGACGGGGGCAGTTGTTATCTCTGGCTCAACCGTGGGCAACCACCCGCAGTTAACCGGCGACGATAAACGCAGGATGAATTATGGCGATAAAAGGGCTTGATCAGGCGATTGAAAATCTGAGCCGGGTTCGTAAAAACGCCATTCCGGCGGCTTCAGCAATGGCTATTAACCGCATAGCTACAACGGCGATTAATCAGTCTTCATCACAGGTTGCCCGTGAAACAAAGGTACGCCGGAAACTGGTAAAGGAAAGGGCCAGGCTGAAACGGGCGACGGTCAGAAATCCGAATGCAAAAATTATCGTTAACCGCGGTGATCTCCCTGTTATTAAGCTGGGTAACGCGCGGATTGTCCTGTCCCGACGCAGGCGTCGTAAAAAGGGGCAGCGTTCAGCCCTGAAAGGTGGCGGCAGCGTGCTTGTGGTGGGAAACCGTCGTATTCCCGGCGCGTTTATTCAGCAACTGAAAAATGACCGCTGGCATGTCATGCAGCGTGTGGCCGGGAAAAACCGTTACCCCATTGATGTGGTGAAAATCCCGATGGCGGTGCCGCTGACCACGGCGTTTAAACAGAATATTGAGCGGATACGGCGTGAGCGTCTTCCGAAAGAGCTGGGCTATGCGCTGCAGCATCAACTGAGGATAGTAATAAAGCGATGAAACATACTGAACTCCGTGCAGCCATACTGGATGCACTGGAGAAGCATGACACCGGGGCGACGTTTTTTGATGGTCGCCCCGCTGTTTTTGATGAGGCGGATTTTCCGGCAGTTGCCGTTTATCTCACCGGCGCTGAATACACGGGCGAAGAGCTGGACAGCGATACCTGGCAGGCGGAGCTGCATATCGAAGTTTTCCTGCCTGCTCAGGTGCCGGATTCAGAGCTGGATGCGTGGATGGAGTCCCGGATTTATCCGGTGATGAACGATATCCCGGCACTGTCAGATTTGATCACCAGTATGGTGGCCAGTGGCTATGACTACCGGCGCGACGATGATGCGGGTCTGTGGAGTTCAGCCGATCTGACTTATGTCATTACCTATGAAATGTGAGGACGATATGCCAACACCAAATCCTCTGGCACCGGTGAAAGGTGCCGGAACCACCCTGTGGGTTTATAACGGGAGCGGCGACCCTTATGCGAACCCGCTTTCAGACGTTGACTGGTCGCGTCTGGCAAAAGTTAAAGACCTGACGCCCGGCGAACTGACCGCTGAGTCCTATGACGACAGTTATCTCGATGATGAAGAGGCGGACTGGACCGCGACCGGGCAGGGGCAGAAATCCGCCGGAGATACCAGCTTCACGCTGGCGTGGATGCCCGGAGAGCAGGGGCAGCAGGCGCTGCTGGCGTGGTTTAATGAAGGGGATGTTCGGGCTTATAAAATCCGCTTCCCGAACGGCACGGTCGATGTGTTCCGTGGCTGGGTCAGCAGTATCGGTAAGGCGGTGACGGCGAAGGAAGTGATCACCCGCACGGTGAAAGTCACCAATGTGGGACGTCCGTCGATGGCAGAAGATCGCAGCACGGTAACAGCGGCCACCGGCATGACCGTGACGCCTGCCAGCACCTCGGTGGTGAAAGGGCAGAGCACCACGCTGACCGTGGCCTTCCAGCCGGAGGGCGTAACCGACAAGAGCTTTCGTGCGGTGTCTGCGGATAAAACAAAAGCCACCGTGTCGGTCAGTGGTATGACCATCACCGTGAACGGCGTTGCTGCAGGCAAGGTCAACATTCCGGTCGTATCTGGTAATGGTGAGTTTGCTGCGGTTGCAGAAATCAACGTCACCGCCAGTTAATCCGGAGAGTCAGAGATGTTCCTGAAAACCGAATCATTTGAACATAACGGTGTGACCGTCACGCTTTCTGAACTGTCAGCCCTGCAGCGTATTGAGCATCTCGCCCTGATGAAACGGCAGGCAGAACAGGCGGAGTCAGACAGCAACCGGAAGTTTACTGTGGAAGACGCCATCAGAACCGGCGCGTTTCTGGTGGCGATGTCCCTGTGGCATAACCATCCGCAGAAGACGCAGATGCCGTCCATGAATGAAGCCGTTAAACAGATTGAGCAGGAAGTGCTTACCACCTGGCCCACGGAGGCAATTTCTCATGCTGAAAACGTGGTGTACCGGCTGTCTGGTATGTATGAGTTTGTGGTGAATAATGCCCCTGAACAGACAGAGGACGCCGGGCCCGCAGAGCCTGTTTCTGCGGGAAAGTGTTCGACGGTGAGCTGAGTTTTGCCCTGAAACTGGCGCGTGAGATGGGGCGACCCGACTGGCGTGCCATGCTTGCCGGGATGTCATCCACGGAGTATGCCGACTGGCACCTCTTTTACAGTACCCATTATTTTCATGATGTTCTGCTGGATATGCACTTTTCCGGGCTGACGTACACCGTGCTCAGCCTGTTTTTCAGCGATCCGGATATGCATCCGCTGGATTTCAGTCTGCTGAACCGGCGCGAGGCTGACGAAGAGCCTGAAGATGATGTGCTGATGCAGAAAGCGGCAGGGCTTGCCGGAGGCGTCCGCTTTGGCCCGGACGGGAATGAAGTTATCCCCGCTTCCCAGGATGTGGCGGACATGACGGAGGATGACGTAATGCTGATGACAGTATCAGAAGGGATCGCAGGAGGAGTCCGGTATGGCTGAACCGGTAGGCGATCTGGTCGTTGATTTAAGTCTGGATGCGGCCAGATTTGACGAGCAGATGGCCAGAGTCAGGCGTCATTTTTCCGGTACGGAAAGTGATGCGAAAAAAACAGCGGCAGTCGTTGAACAGTCGCTGAGCCGACAGGCGCTGGCTGCACAGAAAGCGGGGATTTCCGTCGGGCAGTATAAAGCTGCCATGCGTATGCTGCCTGCGCAGTTCACCGACGTGGCCACGCAGCTTGCAGGCGGGCAAAGTCCGTGGCTGATCCTGCTGCAACAGGGTGGTCAGGTGAAGGACTCCTTCGGCGGGATGATCCCCATGTTCAGGGGGCTTGCCGGTGCGATCACCCTGCCGATGGTGGGGGCCACCTCGCTGGCGGTGGCGACCGGTGCGCTGGCGTATGCCTGGTATCAGGGCAACTCAACCCTGTCCGATTTCAACAAAACGCTGGTTCTTTCCGGCAATCAGGCGGGACTGACGGCAGATCGTATGCTGGTCCTGTCCAGAGCCGGGCAGGCGGCAGGGTTGACGTTTAACCAGACCAGCGAGTCACTCAGCGCACTGGTTAAGGCGGGGGTAAGCGGTGAGGCTCAGATTGCATCCATCAGCCAGAGTGTGGCGCGTTTCTCCTCTGCATCCGGCGTGGAGGTGGACAAGGTCGCTGAAGCCTTCGGGAAGCTGACCACAGACCCGACGTCGGGGCTGACGGCGATGGCACGCCAGTTCCATAACGTGACGGCGGAGCAGATTGCGTATGTTGCTCAGTTGCAGCGTTCCGGCGATGAGGCCGGGGCATTGCAGGCGGCGAACGAGGCCGCAACGAAAGGGTTTGATGACCAGACCCGCCGCCTGAAAGAGAACATGGGCACGCTGGAGACCTGGGCAGACAGGACAGCGCGGGCATTCAAATCCATGTGGGATGCGGTGCTGGATATTGGTCGTCCTGATACCGCGCAGGAGATGCTGATTAAGGCAGAGGCTGCGTTTAAGAAAGCAGACGACATCTGGAATCTGCGCAAGGATGATTATTTTGTTAACGATGAAGCGCGGGCGCGTTACTGGGATGATCGTGAAAAGGCCCGTCTTGCGCTTGAAGCCGCCCGAAAGAAGGCTGAGCAGCAGACTCAACAGGACAAAAATGCGCAGCAGCAGAGCGATACCGAAGCGTCACGGCTGAAATATACCGAAGAGGCGCAGAAGGCTTACGAACGGCTGCAGACGCCGCTGGAGAAATATACCGCCCGTCAGGAAGAACTGAACAAGGCACTGAAAGACGGGAAAATCCTGCAGGCAGATTACAACACGCTGATGGCGGCGGCGAAAAAGGATTATGAAGCGACGCTGAAAAAGCTGAAGCAGTCCGGTGTGAAGGTGTCTGCGGGCGATCGTCAGGAAGACAGTGCTCATGCTGCCCTGCTGACGCTTCAGGCAGAACTCCGGACGCTGGAGAAGCATGCCGGAGCGAATGAGAAAATCAGCCAGCAGCGCCGGGATTTGTGGAAGGCGGAGAGTCAGTTCGCGGTACTGGAGGAGGCGGCGCAACGTCGCCAGCTGTCTGCACAGGAGAAATCCCTGCTGGCGCATAAAGATGAGACGCTGGAGTACAAACGCCAGCTGGCTGCACTTGGCGACAAGGTTACGTATCAGGAGCGCCTGAACGCGCTGGCGCAGCAGGCGGATAAATTCGCACAGCAGCAACGGGCAAAACGGGCCGCCATTGATGCGAAAAGCCGGGGGCTGACTGACCGGCAGGCAGAACGGGAAGCCACGGAACAGCGCCTGAAGGAACAGTATGGCGATAATCCTCTGGCGCTGAATAACGTCATGTCAGAGCAGAAAAAGACCTGGGCGGCTGAAGACCTGCTTCGCGGGAGCTGGATGGCAGGCCTCAGGTCCGGCTGGAGCGAGTGGAAAGAGAGTGCCACGGACAGTATGTCGCAGGTTAAAAGTGCTGCCACGCAGACCTTTGATGGTATTGCGCAGAATATGGCGGCGATGCTGACCGGCAGTGAACAGAACTGGCGCAGCTTCACCCGTTCCGTGCTGTCCATGATGACAGAAATTCTGCTTAAGCAGGCAATGGTGGGGATTGTCGGGAGTATCGGCAGCGCCATTGGCGGGGCTGTTGGTGGCGGCGCATCCGCGTCAGGCGGTACAGCCATTCAGGCCGCTGCGGCGAAATTCCATTTTGCGACCGGGGGATTTACGGGAACCGGCGGCAAATATGAGCCAGCGGGGATTGTTCACCGTGGTGAGTTTGTCTTCACGAAGGAGGCAACCAGCCGGATTGGCGTGGGGAATCTCTATCGGCTGATGCGCGGCTATGCCACCGGCGGTTATGTCGGTGGCACCGGAAGTCCGGCGCAAATGCGGCGTTCAGAGGGTATCAGATTTGAGCAGAACAACAACGTGGTGATTCAGAACGACGGTACGAATGGTCTGCCAGGTCCACAAATGCTGAAGGCGGTGTATGACATGGCCCGCAAGGGTGCCCGTGATGAAATTCAGGCACAGATGCGTGATGGTGGTCAGTTCTCCGGAGGTGGACGATGAAAACCTTTCGCTGGAAAGTGAAACCCGGCATGGATGTGGCTTCGGCCCCTTCCGTCAGGGAAGTGCGCTTTGGTGATGGCTATTCCCAGCGAGCGCCTGCCGGACTGAATGCCGACCTGAAAACGTACAGCGTGACGCTTTCTGTTCCTCGTAAGGAGGCCACGGCGCTGGAGTCGTTTCTGGCAGAGCACGGAGGCTGGAAAGCCTTTCTGTGGACGCCGCCTTATGGTTACAGGCAGATAAAGGTGACCTGCGCAAAATGGACGTCGCGGGTCAGTATGTTGCGTGTTGAGTTCAGCGCAGAGTTTAAACAGGTGGTGAACTGATGCAGGATATCCGGCAGGAAACACTGAATGAATGCACCCGTGCGGAGCAGTCGGCCAGCGTGGTGCTCTGGGAAATCGACCTGACAGAGGTCGGTGGTGAACGTTATTTTTTCTGTAATGAGCAGAACGAAAAAGGTGAACCGGTCACCTGGCAGGGGCGGCAGTATCAGGCATACCCCATTCAGGGGAGCGGTTTTGAACTGAATGGCAAAGGGGCCAGCGCCAGACCAGTGCTGAGCGTGTCCAATCTGTATGGTCTGGTCACCGGGATGGTGGAGGATTTGCAGAGTCTGGTCGGCGGAACGGTGGTCCGGCGTAAGGTTTACGCCCGTTTTCTGGATGCGGTGAACTTCGTCAATGGAAACAGTGACGCCGACCCGGAGCAGGAGGTGGTCAGCCGCTGGCGCATCGAGCAGTGTAGCGAACTGACGGCGGTTGGTGCCTCCTTTGTGCTGGCCACACCGACGGAAACGGATGGCGCCGTTTTTCCGGGGCGCATCATGCTGGCCAACACCTGCACCTGGACCTATCGCGGTGATGAGTGCGGTTATCACGGTCCGGCGGTCGCGGATGAATATGACCAGCCGACGTTCGATATCACGAAAGATAAATGCAGCAAATGCCTGAGCGGCTGTAAGTTTCGCAATAACATCGGTAACTTTGGCGGCTACCTTTCCATTAACAAACTTTCGCAGTAAATCCCATGACACAGACAGAATCAGCGATTCTGGCGCACGCCCGGCGATGTGCGCCAGCGGAATCGTGCGGCTTCGTGGTGAGAACGCCGGAGGGGGACAGGTATTTACCCTGCGCGAATATTTCCGGTGAGCCGGAGGATTATTTCCGGATGGCTCCGGAGGACTGGCTGCGGGCAGAAATGCAGGGTGAGATTGTGGCGCTGGTCCACAGTCACCCCGGTGGTCTGCCCTGGCTGAGTGAGGCCGACCGGCGGCTGCAGGTGCAGAGTGGTCTGCCGTGGTGGCTTGTCTGCCGGGGGGCGATTCACAAGTTCCTCTGTGTGCCGCATCTTACCGGGCGGCGCTTCGAGCACGGGGTGACGGACTGTTATGCGCTGTTCCGGGATGCGTACCATCTGGCGGGGATTGCGCTGCCTGATTTTCATCGTGAGGATGACTGGTGGTGTCACGGTCAGAATCTCTATCTGGATAACCTTGAAACACAGGGTTTTTACCGGGTCTCACCGCATGAGTCACAGGCAGGCGACGTGCTGCTGTGTTGTTTTGGCTCGCCTGTTGCCAATCATGCCGCCATTTACTGTGGTGACGGCGAGCTGCTGCACCATATTCCTGAACAACTGAGCAAACGAGAGAGGTACACCGACAAATGGCAGCGACGCACACACTCCGTCTGGCGTCACCGGGCATGGCACGCATCTGCCTTTACGGGGATTTGCAACGATTTGGCCGCCGTATCGACCTTCGTGTGAAAACCGGGGCAGAAGCCATCCGGGCGCTGGCCACACAGCTCCCTGCGTTTCGCCAGAAACTGAGCGGCGGCTGGTATCAGGTGCGGATAGCAGGGAAAGATACAGGAGAGAGAGAGCTGTCTGCCCGTCTGCATGAGCCGCTTCCTGACGGCGCAGTGATACACCTGGTTCCTCGGACAGCCGGTGCTAAAAACGGCGGTGTTTTCCAGATTGTTCTGGGGGCTGTCGCCATTGCGGCTTCGTTTTTTACTGCAGGAGCCTCTCTGGCTATGTGGGGCGCCGCATTGAGTGCAACAACACTGAGCGCCACTACAGTCCTGTTTTCTCTCGGTGCCAGTATGATTCTGGGGGGTGTGGCGCAGATGCTGGCACCGAAACCGAAAACGCCCCGCATGCAGACAACGGATAACGGTAAGCAGAATACCTATTTTTCCTCACTGGATAACATGGTTGCCCAGGGCAATGTTCTGCCGGTTCTGTACGGTGAAATGCTCGTGGGGTCACGCGTGGTTTCTCAGGAGATCAGCACGGCAGACGAGGGGGACGGTGGTCAGGTTGTGGTGATTGGTCGTTGATGAAAAACGTTTTATGTGAAACCGCCTCAGGGCGGTTTTGTCGTTTCTGGAGCGTGAGGAATGGGTAAAGGCAGCAGTAAGGGACATACCCCGCGTGAAGCGAGGGACAACCTGAAGTCCACGCAGTTGCTGAGTGTGATCGATGCCATCAGCGAAGGGCCGGTTGAAGGTCCGGTGGATGGCTTAAAAAGCGTACTGCTGAACGGCACACCGGTGACTGACAGTGATGGAAAGCCAAATTTTTCCGGAGTGACAGTGGTGTTCCGTTCCGGTGAGCAGGAGCAGACACCGCCGGAGGGATTTGAATCATCAGGCTCCGAGACGGTGCTCGGTACAGAAGTGAAATATGACACGCCGATCACCCGGACCATCACGTCGGCAAACATTGATCGTCTGCGTTTTACTTTCGGCGTGCAGGCACTGGTGGAAACCACCTCAAAGGGGGACCGTAATCCGTCGGCAGTCCGCCTGCTGGTTCAGATACAGCGTAACGGTGGCTGGGTGACGGAAAAAGACATCACCATTAAGGGCAAAACCACCTCGCAGTATCTGGCCTCGGTGGTGGTGGATAATCTGCCGCCGCGCCCGTTCAGTATCCGGATGCGCAGGATGACGCCGGACAGCACCACAGACCAGTTGCAGAACAGGACAATCTGGGCATCATACACCGAAATCATCGATGTGAAACAGTGCTACCCGAACACGGCACTGGTCGGTGTGCAGGTGGATTCTGAGCAGTTCGGCAGCCAGCAGGTGAACCGCACTTACCATTTTCGTGGTCGTATTCTGCAGGTTCCGTCGAACTATAACCCGCAGACGCGGCAATACAGCGGTATCTGGGACGGAACGTTAAAACCGGCATACAGCAACAACCCGGCCTGGTGTCTGTGGGATATGCTGACCCACCCGCGCTACGGCATGGGGAAACGTCTTGGTGCGGCAGATGTGGATAAATGGGCGCTGTATGTCATCGGCCAGTACTGCGACCAGTCAGTGCCGGACGGTTTTGGCGGCACGGAGCCGCGCATCACCTGTAATGCCTGGCTGACCACACAACGTAAGGCGTGGGATGTGCTCAGCGATTTCTGCTCGGCGATGCGCTGTATGCCGGTATGGAACGGGCAAACGCTGACGTTCGTGCAGGACCGGCCATCGGATAAGGTGTGGACCTATAACCGCAGTAATGTGGCGATGCCGGGTGATGGCGCGCCGTTCCGCTACAGCTTCAGCGCCCTGAAGGACCGCCATAATGCCGTTGAGGTGAACTGGATTGACCCTGACAACGGCCAGGAGACGGCGACAGAGCTTGTGGAGGACACGCAGGCCATTGCCCGTTACGGTCGTAACGTCACGAAGATGGATGCCTTTGGCTGTACCAGTCGTGGGCAGGCGCACCGCGCCGGGCTGTGGCTGATTAAAACGGAACTGCTGGAAACGCAGACCGTGGACTTCAGCGTGGGCGCAGAAGGGCTTCGCCATGTGCCGGGCGATGTCATTGAAATCTGCGATGATGACTATGCCGGTATCAGCACCGGCGGGCGCGTGCTGGCGGTAAACAGCCAGACCCGGACGCTGACGCTCGACCGTGAAATCACGCTGCCATCCTCCGGTACCACGCTGATAAGCCTGGTTGACGGAAGTGGCAATCCGGTCAGCGTGGAGGTCCAGTCCGTCACCGACGGCGTGAAGGTAAAAGTGAGCCGTGTTCCTGACGGCGTTGCCGGATACAGCGTATGGGGGCTGAAGCTGCCGACGCTGCGTCAGCGCCTGTTTCGCTGTGTGAGTATCCGTGAGAACGATGACGGCACGTATGCCATCACCGCCGTGCAGCATGTACCGGCAAAAGAGGCCATCGTGGATAACGGGGCGCACTTTGACGGCGACCAGAGCGGCACGGTGAATGGTGTCACGCCGCCAGCGGTGCAGCACCTGACTGCCGAAGTCACCGCAGACAGCGGGGAATATCAGGTGCTGGCGCGCTGGGACACGCCGAAGGTGGTGAAGGGGGTGAGCTTCCTGCTCCGTCTGACCGTAACAGCGGACGACGGCAGTGAGCGGCTGGTCAGCACGGCCCGGACGACAGAAACCACATACCGCTTCACGCAACTGGCACTGGGGCGGTACACGCTGACAGTCCGGGCGGTAAATGCGTGGGGACAGCAGGGCGATCCGGCGTCGGTATCGTTCCGGATTGCCGCACCGGTAGCACCGTCGCGGATTGAGCTGACGCCGGGCTATTTTCAGATAACCGCCACGCCGCATCTTGCCGTTTATGACCCGACGGTACAGTTTGAGTTCTGGTTCTCGGAAACGCGGATTACCGATATCAGGCAGGTTGAAACCGCAGCCCGCTATCTTGGTACGGCGCTGTACTGGATAGCCGCCAGTATCAATATCAAACCGGGCCATGATTATTACTTTTATATCCGCAGTGTGAACACCGTTGGCAAATCGGCATTCGTGGAGGCCGTCGGTCAGCCGAGTGATGATGCATCCGGTTATCTGGATTTTTTCAAAGGCGAGATAGGGAAAACCCATCTGGCTCAGGAGCTGTGGACGCAGATTGATAACGGTCAGCTTGCGCCTGACCTGGCTGAAATCAGGACGTCCATTACGGATGTCAGCAAT